AAGTCCCATGTCCCGTGAGTGATGTTCGCACCGGCTAAGTTGTATATCTGATCGTGCTTTTCGCTGTCCACATAGACACCGCGCTTCGCTAAGGATATATGGAACGTGGAGAGTTTTTCGTCAGGGGGCAAGTCTTCTGATTTTATATCAAGAACAATACCGCCTCGAACGCACATCGTGATGCCGTCTGCATTGTCAAGTGCAGTAGCAATGACACCAGAAGCCCCCTTCTTGATCAAGACAGGCTCCCAATCAGGCATGTTCGCCTTGATAGAGTCTACTGTGATCGCGCTCCAAGCGTTCTCACGGACTAGTATTTTTGGGTTCAATGTGAGGAACCTCCGAAAACTGATTGAAAAATGAGGCAATACGATCTATCGCGTCATCGCTTTTGCCATTGATTATACCGCTAAACGGACTGTCAAATACTCTAATCAGATTATCCCGGTAATTACCACCGCTTAGTATGGCTTTGTATATAGAGGCGTATGTGTGATGGTTTTTGGATTTCAGATCTGTAAACAGATGAAACCCTTTACCTGCCGCTATTGCGGCTATTCCCATTTCGCTATTCCAACAACATCCCACGATATCTGCCGCATGCATAAGCTCATGCCCTGACTCCTTCTTGTTCAGGACATTATCTTCGCCATACAAGTTTTTAAGATGAACCACCAGCGACACGCTAGAGATGGGATGAGGCTTAATTACAGCGCCCTGATCGACCGCAGCTTTCACCAACGCCCAATCCAATACCTGTTTTATGCAGTTGGTTCCGGGCAGGAATATCACAAACTTGTGCTTGGACTTAGCACTTCTTAGCCTGTATTTGTCCTCAATACCCTGACCCATCTGATCGACTAGCTTTTCGCCATAGCCGGTTGGGTCAAGCTTTACACTTGCGTACATAGCCATTTCAGCAAAATGTACATTGGCGGGTTTTATGTACAGGTAGTCTTCAAGAGCGTCCGTATAAACGTAGCCGTGGATCTCTTTGTCACCGCCCATGTCATACCAAAGGTCGTACTCAAGATTAGTGTTATAAAGTCCGCGCTCAGGAAGCAAGCTGGCTAGATTTAGCGAGTTACATTTAGGGTTCCTAAGAATGTTCCCGCTTTTGAAGAAATGCGATCCTGTTTTCCCAAGACGATCATCGAGGGCTAACTGCTCAATCGCCACCTTTGCTCTCCGCACCAACACTGCGAATATCAGAGATCATCTTCTCTAACTCATCAAAGCGATCTTCTGCATCGCCAAAATGTTCAAGCACTATGTCGAGCATAGTCTCTATGCGCTTGTTAATAGCCTTTAGCTCTCGCTCTACGCTTCCGTCCATTGTGACCCATCGTGATATCTAGCGTTGTGTGCGCTACCAGACGTAACCTCAGTCTGGTTGCCGGTAGCGGTTAGGCGCTCAAATATAACAGTGTTTGTGTTGAAAGTCGTCGTTGTATTGAACGTCGTTGTAGTATTAAACGCTGTGTTGAATGTCGTTGTAGTTGACTTGCTTGTAGCCGTAGCAAATCCAGTCAATGTGTTAAACGTTGTTGTAGTTGATTTCGATGTTCCTCGGCTAGTTGCAAACGTTGTAGTCGTACTCCTGCTCGTTCCTGTCGCCCGTGAGGTATTGAAAGAAGTCAGGGTCGTTTTGGATGTTCCCCTGCTGGTAGCGGTTGCGAAAGCCGTATTATAGCTCGTCGTGGTATTCTTGCTGGTACCGAATGTCGTATTAAACGCAGTGTTAAACGACGTTAATGTCGCCTTACTCGTTCCCCGACTTGTAGCAAATGTCGTATTAAACGCAGTGTTAAACGACGTTGACGTGCTTTTGCTCGTGTTGAACGATGTATTATAGCTCGTGGTGGTTGCTGCCGGTTTTCCGCCCACAACAGTAAATGTTTGTTTGGAGGTACCCCTACTTGTAGCAAATGTTGTTGTAGTATTTTTACTCGTAGCCCTACTTGTACCGCGAGACGTATTGAACGACGTGTTAAAGCTAGTGGTCGTATTCTTGCTAGTGCCCCTAGACGTACCCCTCGACGTGTTAAACGACGTAACCGTAGACTTGCTAGTGCCCCTCGAAGTCGTGGTATTAAACGAGGTGTTGTAGCTAGTAGTCGTGTTCTTGCTAGTGCCAAACGTGGTTGTCGTGTTAAAGCTAGTGGTCGTAGCCCTAGTAGTATTGAACGCCGTGTTGAACGATGTAGTCGTGGCCCTAGACGTAGCCGTGGCAGATGTAGTCGTAGTATTAAAGGTGGTTGTCGTTGCCCTGCTGGTAGACTGGCTCGTCTGGGTTGCACGAGACGTAGCTGTGGCGCGTGTTGTCGCGGTAGCTCTGGTCGTGTTGTATATAGCGTTCCAGACTGTCGCCAACGTACCGCCGTTATTAACGACGATGAAGTTCACCTGATGAAGCGTATTGGCTGTAGCACGGACAGCAATCTGCGAGTCGGTGTCTAGTTCCTTCAGCGTACCATTGTCGTTAATAAATATAGCCACTATTTGTTCCTAGCTAATAACGTAGAACACATGCCCGTCTGGGAACCCAGAGGCAGATGTCGGATTCGAGCTAACAATCGACTGTGTTCCTACCGTTTTGCCGTTAGAAACTATGTCAGTAAACGTGCCAGCAGCGGCTGTATTTGCGCCGATTGTCGTGCCGTCAATTGATCCGCCGTTTATATCTGCTGTCGCAATGGTTGCGCTAGCTACATCAGCAAGCTCTAAGTCTATGAGTGCATCTGTGACCGCCGCGCCACTGCCAGCACCATCTAGGAAGACAACCTTAACGTTACCATTACCAATCGTTACAGTAGCGCCAGATCCTTGCTTAATAATTATGTTTTGCGACCCACTTGTTGCATTCTCAATGATATGAACGCGGGTCATTGTATTCGGCCCAATCGTGATAGTGCAGGCTGAATCTAAGGTGCCTGTGTACTTAATGTACATTGCACGAGCGGGATCGGTTGAGCCATCAGCTACCGTAGACGCGTGCGTATTTGCATTGGTTGTGATCGCCTCAGTGCCATAGCCTAAAGCCTCACCTATAAGCTCAAGGTTGGTATTTGTACTGGTGCCCCATGTTCCGCTTTCATCGCCATTAGCGATTTCCTTTAATCGAAGGTCATTAACGTAAGTCGCCATCTATGCTACCTCTGTCCAATTTGCTGTCTGACTTGTATCGACAAGCCCCCATATGTTTATTGCGGTAACCGCACCAGTTCCACTAACGCCTATCGGAGTAACCACTGCCTTAGCTATTACGGTCACAGAGCCAACAGAGCCTGTCCCAGAGACGCCTGTAGCGGCCCCTGTAGCCCCTCCGGTAGCTGTAGATGCAGATGTAGCCCCTGTCGCAGAAACCCCAGCAACGCTTGTTGTAGCGTCTGCTGAGACGGTTGGGGCAGAAACTTGGCCTGTGCCCTCAACTCCCGTTAGGTTAGCGTCTGGATCTGCATCAACAGTTCCAACGCCTCCAGTAGCCTCAACACCTGTAGCATCGGCACGGATGCTAAGAAGAATCGCAGAAGTTCCAATCTGGCCTGTGGCCTCAACACCTGTAACCGGCAGTGTATTGTTGCTTATCGTGGAGACTGTGCCTGCTGATCCCGTAGCTTCAACGCCAGTAACAGAGGCTGTTGCACCGCCTGTCGCTGTCGCGGTGTTTGACTGACCAGTGCCAGAGACTCCGCTAACAGAAAAGTTTGCAAGGCCCGAAACCGTAGCCGTTGTAACAGCACCTGTTGCCTCAACACCTGTAGGAACTACTATAGCGCCTGCTGTGACTGTTGGCGCTGAAGTTGAACCAGTGGCTCCAACTCCCGTTACGTTAGCGTCTGGATCAGCGTCAATAGTTCCAACAGCGACAGTACCAGATACACCCGTGACACCTTGAACAATGCTCAGTGAGAACGAAGGCGTTCCAATCTCACCTGTGCCTTCAACCCCGGTCTGGGGTATTACGTTAACGCTTGTGGTTGTAACCGTGCCAATACCGGATGTGGCATTAACCCCTGAGGGCGGGACAGTTACGCCCAGCCCGATGGCAACATCTCCTCCTAGCTGGGTCGTACCTTCAACGCCTGTAACAGGAAGGGTGTTGTTTGATACGGGTAACGGTACTGTAACTTCGCCAGTGCCCGAAACTCCTGTCGGCGTAACATTTGCTTCTGCGACAATGGAGACAGACCCAACCGCACCAGTGCCCGAAACACCAGTGACAGAAAAGTTGGCATCGCCTGAGGCAGTAGCCGTAGTAACAGCGCCAGTCGCCTCAACGCCTGTGACGGTGACAGGGACACTTCCCTCGCCCCACGCAAGGTCACCCCAGCCACCGCGACCCCAGCCGTTAATTATCGCCATGTACTAAGTACTAGGCTATTCGGATAATGGCGTTAGACGCATCCGCAGTAGGGAACTGAATGGTAAAGTCGCCTGCTGTTGAAGTCTTGTCTCCGCCAAAGTCCAACGCACAAACAGCAGGGTCTCCTGACGCGCTATCGTTAAAGATAAGTGCGCCTCTTGCAGTGACCGTCGCATTTGAAAACGTAAGATCTGCAAAGTCCGTAATTGCAGTTGTACCTGAGGTGGACGGATCTACACGAGTCAGGGCCGCACCCTTTGCTGTGTAGTTTGTACCTGACACCTCATTAGACGTGGTGTATGCGGTGGTGCCTGCGCCCAAAGAAGCACTGCTTGTATACAGTGCCAAGTTAAACGTGCTTCCGCCAGAGTTCTTAAAGTTGTGTACCGCTTCCAAAAGCTCTTTCTTGAAAGACGTACACATTGCAGTCGTGATAGCCATTATAGACTCCTTATGATGTTCGCCATATCAGCATGGCCTTGGTTTTCAAATTCAGCGGCAAGAGTGACTCTGTCACTACGAATCGCTTCTTTGATATAAAAGAAGACCGTCGCCCTGACAGCCCTCTTGAATTCGTTTGCTTGTTCTGCAATTGCAGGATGGCAGTTTCCGCCAACACTAACAATCCTATCTGCGGCTGAATCAGCCCAGAAGTCTGGATCGTGACCCTTGTTATCTGTCGTTGAGACAAGGACGTTGCCTATGCCCATTTCTGAAGGTGTGATAAGCACTCAGCTACATCCTTTCTGAACGAACCATACCGGCTCTGTAATTATCCGTTGTGCTGTAACCCTCGCCCAAAGACTTGAGGTCAGCCAAAGCCGTCTCATATCTAGTGGCGTAAAGTTGCATCATATCTTGTTCTGTCTTCAAAAACGTCCCAGCCTCTATCAGGCTTCCATAAAGCAAGGCTTCTTCTGCATTAGACCCTAGCCAGCTAGTGCCGTCTGACGCCTCTGTAATTGATTGAGGCGCATAGAAATAATGAAGCTCTACGGTAATGTTATCATTGGGTGTTGGGCCTAGTATGAACGTCGTATCATCAAACAGTGCGTAATACTTTGGCGTTCCCGTAGTGCTTGCTACCGGATACGCCTGACGAATGAAGTTTACGTCTTTAATTATCAGATAGTCGTAACCAGACGTAGGCGTAATAGCTAGAGAATACGGAGATAAAAAGTCCGAAGGAGTCTCTAGGTACGAGTTGCCTGACGTTGTAACCCCGTTAACTGCTTTGCGAAAGTTAGGCAACTGGACAGCTTTAAGTATTCTATCTTCCGCCTGCCGAATAATAAGCGGTAAGTTTGATACCAGCGTGGTCTCAGTGCTCTCCAAGTAGTCCTGAATAGCAGACTTGAGTGTAGTGAATGTAAGGGCCATCAGCTTGTTGCCACCGTGACTCGGCCTACATCACCCGTCATGCCCAAACCCACCTGACCCACAGGATCAAATGACGATAGGATTCTGCTCTCATCCAAAGATCTGTCGGGTCTTGGGTTCAAGAGAGGCTTAGGATCGTCAAGCAAAAGCTTGCCAACCTGTAGCTGCGGCTGGTCTGGATCGACAACATCTTTGCCAATCAAGAACCCTGTAGGTCTTTGGTTAAAAATTTCAGGCACAAGATCTCTAAGCGGATACCTGAACCCAGTTCGATCACAATAGCCGTAAGCGTACTTGCCCTTTGCTCTACTCAAAAGGTATACCCTCCCGGCGAAACAAACAGAGAAGCCTTGTTGCGATCAGACTCAGAGGCAAGCTTCCATTGCTCCTCGTAATCCATCTTCAACGCTTGCGCTCTGGCCCCAGCTTGGGGGTACTTCATGCTTAACTGATACGCCAAACCGCTCACCAAGCAGGGTAAGAATCTAGCTGGAACGTCTATATTGTTCGACGCAGGGCTTCCTGCATCTTCAATCCGCTCCATGTAGTAATACCCAAACGAGTAGGTCTCTTGCGCGTCAGGCGTAGGCCACAGGTTGATCGTGATATTGTCTGCGTTTCGATCAACGAAGTACTGAAGAGGCTTGCTTTGCGACAGCTTGTTGGGAAGGTTTGAGTACTGACTCACCGAAATGCGGGTCATCGACTGATCAAACTGCGAGTTCGTATCGCCTGCATCTGTGCGTATGAACGCTTCGATGATGTCTAAAACCTTGCCATCCAGTGTATAGGTGTTAGTACCGGCAGTGAGTGCTTGCGTCCCAAACTCAACAGTCCAGAGATTTAACCCTCTGTTCTGCCACTCAAGCATCATCAGGTTTAGGCTGCGCCTAGCTGTCTTGTAGTCATACCCACTACGAAGCTCTAATCCTGCCCTCTCGAAAGCCTCTTCCATAGAATCGGATAGGTCGAGATTAAATGTAAATGTATTGCTAGTAGCCACTTACTACCTCCGATTCTTCTTAGCTTTTGGCTTCTTTGCCTTGGGCTTGTTAATTTGTTGTTTCTGTTGCGCTCGGCTTATTGGCATCAGCTTTTACCAAACTTCTGCTTCTGCGACTTAGGGGGGCTTTTCTTACTGCCACCTTTGCCAGACCAAAACATCTTGTTAGCCCAGTATGCGGCTGATGTCTTGCCCTTCTTAATGTTCTTTGCATGACGAGCCTTGAAGCTTTTACGAGCCTCGTCTGAGTAATTGTGGCCCATCTTCTGATCACCAAATCGGATGATCTTCATCTTGCCTGCATCACGCACAGCAACCACGCCTTTCTTTGTGGCGTGGCTTGGTGTCCTCTTGGGCTTATTCAGCCCCTGTAGACCGACCTTCTTTAGCCGGTTCTTTTCCGCATCGGTCAAGCTCATTTACGATGCCTCGCTGTTTTCTTGGCAATCTTCTTAGGCTGGCTTGAGTGCTGCTTGCCTTTTTTTGTGTCGGCTCGTTTCTTTCTACTTGTAGCAGCGTACTCCGCATCTGATAGAGCCGCTCTAGCCTTCTTCGGGAGATACCTTTCACCTGTCGCTTTCTTTCCTTGTGTCGATGGTTTGCCTGACTTGGTTCCCCATTCTTGCTTTGTCCACTTCTTCAGCGACTTTTGCGACTTCTTGAGAGGCATTAGTTTTTGTAACCCCCGCCAGATTCCTTGTAACGTTTAGCCAGCATCTGCGCTTTACGCGCAGACCACTGCCCCGGCTTGCCGCCCTTGCCGCTTGCCTTTATAGAGTTGAACAGCCTCTTGCGTAAGGCTGGCTTCGTATAGTTGCCAGCCTCGTTTACGCGAGACTTCTTCTTCTCAGCCACTAGAAGTGCTTCCTTACCTGCATAACGATAACGTACACGTTGCCCGAACTGGCACTGACAGTAGAGAACTGGATGTCTCCAGTAACGCCACTACCAGCGTTGTTAGGGATGCCTGTGAAGTCAGTGAAGTCAAACGTCCTAGCATCATCTGCCTTTAGCTGCCAAGCCAAGACATCACTCGAAGCGTCAAATAAGATCTTTACGCCCATCCCTACGGTGGTGTATTGGATCTTTTCAATCGATACCTTGGTGCAAGCCGCGCCCGTAACAGGGTCAGCGGCCAATGCAGAAACATCGATCTTTGTTACTGCCGATTCACCAGTGCCATCACTGACATTTGTGAACCGGAATATCGCAGTACTACCATTGTCTTGAATGGTTTGTGTTGCTACTGCATCAGCCATGACAACCTCCTATTAGGAATCAGCAAACGCTGGAGCATCGGCTCCTTCAGCATAGCCCCAGACATACCAACTGTCGCCATCTTTAGCGACAAAGTTAATCTCGAAGATGCCGAAGTCGGTCAACGTAAGCTTGCGATTTGAGTTTCCATCTGAGTAGACAGACACGTTATCTGCATCTGAATCCAGATGAACGATGCCGCCTTGGATGAAGTTAGACGTGGAACCAGTATCAAAGATAACGTTCTCAGTCTCTTCAGCAGCGCCGCCGTAGATGAACTTGAAATTGATACCGGCAACTGGTGCTGGCAGGGTCAAGGTTCGATTTGCTGTTACCGCAGGAACAACGATAGTGCGGCTGCCATGCTCTGCTGCCGTAATAGTAGTGTCTGCATCGGTCAGTAGTACCGGCGCAGCAATAAGTCCAGAGTTATCAAGCTGGAACGAGGTGGTTACCTCTCCAGAAGTTGAGTTCTTTGAAACAACCTTGAATCCATTTTGGGAGCGTACCGCTCCTGTGAAAGTCGAATTACCCATTGTAGTCTCCTGTCTGGGTTAGTCCTTATGTTCCACGTGGAACAATCGGTCAGGAAAAAGGGCGGCCCCCGAAGGGGCCACCAAACTCTTCCTAGCTACTAGCTAGATCCGGGTGATCCATAGATACCCAGAGGGTCAGAAACGCCGAAGCTGTAACGTTCACGCGCTTTGTAGCGCACGTTGCCAGTATCGAAGTCACCGTCCATTGAAGTTTCAAGCGAAGTACGCTCGAAGTGCTTCATGCCATTTGGCACATCAGTGATCAAGAAGAAAGCGTTGCTGTCAGTCAGGTAGTGATTGACTGCATAGCCTTCTGGGATCGCACCCATGTTGCGGATAGCATTGATGTCGTTGTCGCTGGTCGCAACACGCTGAGTCGTTTCAAGCAGACGATCTGCCGTAAACATCAAAGCGGGTGGTACGATCAAACGGCGAGGACGCGCTGCAATAAGAAGACCACGCTCATCGGTGAACGCAGCAATCTCAATGATCGCATTTTCCAGTGACGTTTCGTTCAAGTCAGCACCAGTGGACGGACGGTTGGAGTTAGTTCCACCGTTGACCAAAGGATGTGAAGCATTGAACAGAGTTACACCGTCTCCAGATTGGAAGCTGGTGAAACCATTGTTCAACAAGTTTGCCGCCTTCACCTGCTTGGTGTACGCCATAGCGCGAGAAAGCGCCTTGGTGTAACGAGCAGAAAGTGAATCGTACAAATTGTCTTCCATCGCTTCCTCGGTGATCGCAAAGCCCATCGAAATGGTCTCGTGATTGTACCGAGCGGTGTAAGACTCTTGAGCGGAGTCGTAGCTGGTAGCCGCGCCTTCTGCTTTCACAGGGGCAGCAGCGAAGCCAGACAACTTCACTTCTTCCTCGAAAGAACGATCAGAGCTTTCAGTCTCATAAATGAGAGTGTGCTCGTCCTCGTACTTTTCATACTCCAAACCAAAAAGAGCATTAAGCCCCGGCAGGAGTTCTTTAAGCATTTGCGCTCTTGAGATAGCCATTGCCTAAACCTCCTATACGCCAGTGGTGGTAACGTACTGATGACCAACGTTAAATTTAACGATTACATCAGTGAAGCTATCACCAGCCGAACTAGTTGGCCCATCTACAAAATCAATGATTCGCAGTGGGAGTGTGTTTGTTGTTGCAGCAGTGCTTGCGTCAACAGCGTTCTTGCTTCGACCAATAGAGGTAGAACCAGCGGTTTGAACAACCGCTGCGTTGTTACCCAGAGTAGTCTGAGCGAGAGACGCATCGCCTTGCATACGCATCAACACGTTGGGGTCATCAACCACATAAGCCACAATGTCACTTGCAGAAGTAGACGCTGGGTATGTTTGGCTGAAAGTCTTTTGGTTTGTGTTGGGATCGGTGTACGCGCAACCAACAAAAACTCCTACAGGAGTCAAAGTTGCAGTACCCGTGTCCTTTTCAACGACACCATCAGACACCAATTTTACGAAATCTCCGTAAAAAATGGCGGTGCTATAACCACTTGCAATCTTGATGTGGCGAATCTTCCCGGTAAACGAGCCGCTCGCACTCAAGGTATCAACTGGTTCCGCACCTGTTGGGGCAGCAGAAGTAGCCATAATTGGCCTCCTAGTTAATAATAACTAACCCCTGCTAAGGGTTAGCCTTTTCCAAAGGTAGTCCTAGTGCTTCGCTCTGGATTGAGCATCGGCATTCTAGGATCGTTTTCTCTGAGATAGTTATTGTCAACCGAAGCCATCTGATTTTCAGCAGCCTGCTGGAAGTGTCTTGATCTAGCTTCCATTGTTTCCGCAGGAGCCTTACACAACAGCAATCCGCCAACCTCAATGTTTCCTTGGAAACGTGAGCCTACATCAGACTCAAGCATCAGTTCTGGATGATCTTCCGCCCTTACAGGCTCCCATCCTTCCCTGAACATCTTGGAAACGTGAGTGTTGTCAGACTGACCTAACAGTGAAGTCTTAACCCACCGGAACACATAGCCGTCTTGCGGCTTTGGATCTGGCAGTATGGAAGCTGGCTTCCATGAATCACTTGGTCGTTCAATACTTTCACGAGATTTACTTTCTCTTGGGGTGCGCTCTTCAGACATTACGAGGTCTCCTTAGCGAGTTGCCTCGCGTACTGTTCCGGGGTTAAACCCAGTCTCTTAGCGAGAGAGATCTGAGTAGCCGTTAACCGTAATTTGCGCGGTTTAGCACCGTTACTCCTTGCGGAGGGTGCCACCACCGACGAGGGCTGACCGGCAGTCACGGATGCGTCACGGCTATATGATTCGCCTTTATCCTGCCAGTCGTATTCTGGAAACGCGCTTCTTAGGCGCGAATCAATCTGTCTGAAGTACTCAGCACTATTGGGCTGAATACCTCTTTTAATCAATGCTGCATGGGTTCCATACGCAAGGCTAGTCATTTCTTCATAGCCTTCCTGCATAAACCACGAGTTGCGACCCGCCCAATCTTCCGCTTCAGGGCTTACCTGAGGCTCTGGTTGAGCTTGCTGCGCCACGCTTTGTGCTGCTTGTTGTGCAATCTGTTGTTGTTGCCAAGCTTCTACCTGCTGCTCTCGCTGCGCTTGATTAGAGGCTAGGTTGTTCTCATACCTCTCTGCCTCGCCAAACTCAGCTTGTGCTCGATTTAGGCTTTCTTGAGCCGAGATAAGTCGATCTGTGTCGCCTTCCTCGTATGCCTGCTTGTAATTATTACGAGCATCTTGCAGTGAAAGTTCCGCCTTAGCCTTAATCTGAGCTACCAAGGCTGCTTCGCCTCGATTGATTAGGGCTTCATTCTCTTGATTACGCTTGTTTAACTGCTCCGCGACCCGTACCGCTTCTTCCCGCATACGCTCTGCTGCTTCACGCTTCCTGCGCTCTTCATGCTGCTCGTATCGAAGCTTGTTGATTCGCTTCTGTACCTTGTCGCTGTATCCAGCAAGCTCTTCATCATCATCGTCAATACCGACAGAAGTATCCGAAGCCTCTGCCTTTGGCGGCCTACGATCTTCTTCAGTCCTTTCATCAATGACTTCAAGCTCGAACTCACCCTGCTCTTCGGGAGACTCGCTAGATTTTTTACCAATCTGCGTCTTGATGCCAAAGAACTTATCCTCAGAACTCATGGGCTGTTCTGGTTGTACGTCCATTTCTGCTTCACTCATACCTTAATAATCCCCCTTGGATCTTCTACGACGGCCTCTACGGAGTCATCGTTGATTAATCGAAACTCTTTTCCATGAACCTTGAATCTAGTTCCAGAGTAAGAGCGCATGATTATCCAGTCGCCCTCGTTACAGTAAGGGCCATTAGGGAACCGACTAGGGTCATTGTAAGCATCTGCTCCCATCTTGAGAACCATGCCGACAATAGACCCTACTTCCTCATCGTGCAGAGTGGTTGCAGCCTTTAGGATGCCGCCCTCAGTTTTTTCGTCGGGGTTTGGTAAAGCAATTAACAGTTTGTAGCCTTGCGGCTCAGGCAACTGATTAGCCTTGCGGGATTCATCTGTCCCGATATCTTCTAATGCTTCAGACATTAGCTTTCCTTTCGCACTGGAAATTAGCGTCCAGAGTCGCTTGCGTTACCTGACGTAACGTTATTCAGACTCGTACTTTTCAGCCAAGTCTAGAATCTCTCTCTCAGCGATGGCTAAACCTTCAATGATTCCACACAACTTAGTGTACTCACTGTAGTCTTTACACGCGCCACCGCTAATGAAGTCTGCATATTCGTTCATTTTTTCGCGCAGGTTACCCTGCATGTACTGGAATACGTTCTGAGAACTACTTGTCATCAAGCGCATCCTGCACAAAATCAAGGCCAAGCTTGAATCCTTCTAGCTGCTGCTCACTTTCGTCTTGCGACAGCTTGACCGCGATTCGTTTGTCTTCGATATCTTTCTGTTGCTCTAGCCGCATGCGATCAAGCTCTGCCTTAACAGCAGCCTTCTGCTGATCAAGCTCAAGCCTACCCATATCAGCTTGCATCCTGCGCTGCGCCTCCATCTCCTTGATCTGCAACTCTTTTTGCTGCATCTGAAGGATAGGATCTTCTGCCTGTTGCTGCTGCTCCGCAGCTTGCGCCTCTTGCTGGTTCTTGCCTTTGAGTTGATCCGCTGCAAGTCCTGCAAGCCTAGAGATACGGTACTCAATATCCTCAGGCAGCGGCTCTTCTGGCCCCGGTAGCTCGAATCCAAGCTCTTTCTCGATCTCCAACCTGTACTGGAACGCCAAATGCTCCTGTACGTGGGCCGCCATCTCTGCTGCTGCCGACTCTGCGTTGGGGCTTTGCGACATAAGCTCCATGACCTTGGGGTCTTCCAACATAGCCTTGTGTGCCATGATGTGGGACTCGTGATCTTGGTAAACAAACGCCTTAACCGGCTTACCATTGATGATATTCATGTTCTCAGTGATCGGATCGACTGG